CGATTGTCGGGTCGCTCATTTCGTCTTTCTCACTTCTTCATCAAGGATTTGATTAAACCGAATAACGTTCTTTCTTACCATGCCGTTCGGTGCCTTTACTCTTGAGTAGCCTTCGAATTCTATTCTGTTTGCATACGGCATATTGTTTGTCAGGTAGTAACTACTGGCTAATTTTCCAGAGTTTATTACTCTCTCAACGCTGAATAAGATTTGTCCGTCACTCGGATAGATACCGCTTTCGTTTTCAGCAAGGCTTTTTGTGCTTGGTGAGTTTTTGGTACAAAACCAGTTTGAACGTAATCTTCCTTCGTCAACCGGTGTGTCGAGGATTACATCACGAAATAAACTCATAGCAACACCGCGAATGGCAACATCAATGTCTGTGTTGGTTTTATCAGCCCACTTTTTAACATCCACGGTAAAATTGCTCATTTTCTTACCTGTATCTCGTACATGACAGGAATGCCCGCAGGGTTAACTTCGGTGAAATTCTTCACGCTGAATACATTGCCACCGATTACTGTAGTGTCTCCCACCGATGGAATGTAACCGCCTGCCTCGGCGAGTATGCGCTTATCGCCTGTTTTTATGGTTGTACCTTCGATTACGCCAACACCTGCATTTTTAGCCGTGTAGTCAAACACCGCGCAATTGACTTTAAAATCCTCTTTCGTTGAATTTGTTATCATGCCGGTGCCGGGGTCTATGTCACCTTCTGTTTCTCTCGTGAAGGTTAATAATTGCCCTAATTCTTTTAGGGTCTCGGCTGTTGAGATTTGCAATTCTTTATACATTACACACGTACCATTTGAAGTGTGCCACCGTTTTTATAGTACGGCTTTAAATATGCCTCGGCTTTTTCAGTTTTGATTCTGTTGCCTTGTTCAAAGTAGGTGGTCTCTATGTCACCAACCTTCTGAGTTTGCACTTCTTTGCTAGAGCCAGTGTGTAATAACTCGCCCTCGTAAACTTGTATTGCCAACTCCATTTGCGCGCGTTTCCAGTCTGTAATGATGACATTCGATGCGATATAAGCATTTCTGCCATGTACGCCAACACGAGGAAAGGGTAGCTCTTGATTTGATTTAGCGCGTACACCTTGAAGTTTTGATTCGATGCTAAATAGATAATCCATTGCCTTAATCATTAACGTGTCGCGCTCAGGCTCAGTAGCAGGAAGTTCATAACCGCGTAATGATGCGTAAAGGTTTAATTCTTCAAGTGAAGCTAGGCTGTTTGCATTCTCGACTATTGAGCCGTCTTCTACGATGAGTTGAGAGCCGATAGCAACAATAACTTGCTCAAGATTGCCAAGTACCTGTCCAGTTATATCGACCTGTTTAATTGTGTCAACGTAGGTCACTCTTACGAATACGCGCCCTTTTTCAGTGGTTGTATTGAGGTTGATTGATAACTCAGTGGGTGAGGCAACTTCGACAATGCTCGGATCGTCAATAAGCGAATAAGTCTCACCACCAAAGCCAACAATCAAGTTATTAGCTTGTGTTAAATCTAAGCCCTCAAAGGTAAGTCGGACTTTGTTATCTCTTCCAGGGATTACGATATTTTGTGACATGTAGGCTCTCCAATTTGTTTAAATTGTAACACCTGATTTATTAGTTAGGTAGGGTTTCGTTTTATAAGAAAAAGGCCCCTTTCGGAGCCTCATTTTATTTTTTTAATCGTTTCGCCGTCTTTGGCTTTGTTTCGGTTTGTTTTGTAACAACCGTGTCATCCTTGCTAATTTGCTCAGGTTTAAACCGTAAGTCTATTACCTTGTAGCCATCAGCGCGGAGAGACTTAATCTCGTCCGCTGACACTGGATGTTCTACATAAGCAATATTCATTAAGCGTCCGCATCACCAATGGCTAGTGCAAAGCCTGTGTGCTTGTTATCAGCAACGTTTTTAACCCAATTAGCGCCTGTGAATAACTCAGCGTCTGTTGGTGATTTACCGCCAGATGCTGTATCCCATGCGTAACCTTTAAGTTTAACACCGAACGTGTAATCAGCTTGCCATGTGGTCTCAATACGGTTTTTGCCGTTTGATTGCTCCATGTTAGTCAAGATGTCGCTTGAGTTATCAACCACGATAGCACCGCTTGTTGCTGATAAAACAAAGTCTTTGTTCGGTGAGCCTGCTACTGATAATTCAGGAATATCAGAAACAACAAAGGTCTTACCTAAGATGTCCACTACTTGCACAGATTGAGAGTTATATAAACGCTCAGTATTTTTAAGTGAACTGTCGATTAGTCGGTGATATACGCGACCAGACATAATATCAGCTACTAACATACGCGACATATCGCCAAACTTAGCGTGTGCGTTATTCAGTGCTGAGTGTGTGATACCTGCTGAGCCTGATACGTCATTAACTACATCTGTGTTATTTGCTGCCGCTGCTTTAGCCGCGCCAACTGCTGTGTTTAATTGGTCAGCCATTAACGCATCAGCAAAACCTTGAGCGATGGCAGTAATTGCCGCGCCTGGGTCACGTTGTAAGTATGTCATTTGTGCAGGTTCAAATACTAATGGACCAAAACCGCCAGCCACTTTAACACCTACGTTTTCGCCTTGTGTAAGTGCTGTTGAGGCTTGTGCGCTGTTTGCTGAGTAGCGGTCCACTCGGCGTTTTGCGCTTGCGATTTGATTAAAGAATGACTCTTTAGAGAAATCACCTTCAAAAGCGGCGCTTGATAGCACGATAGCGCCACCTGATGCCGCGTTAAATTTATTGATTTCTTGACCAAGTAATTCGATTGTTAAACCTGTAATTTCTTGGTTGTATACCTTCATATCTGCTAAAGCCATGATGATTATCCTATGCCTAGTCGTTTATTAATATCGGCTGCTCTCTGACTCATGTCAGTTACGTTGCCGTTTGTATTTGTTGTGGTCGGGGATTGTGAGCCAGTAGCGTTCCCACCCGAATTATTAGGAGCTAGTACAAAACGTTTACCGTTTGCATTTGCCCACTCGTTCACATAGTCACTTAGTGACGTTTCCCCGATCATGGCTTTGCCCTCGGAGATTGTTGCTTGAGACTTTAACAATGCTGTTGCCGCCTCTTTTAAATCTGGATCAACATGAACACCATCAAGTGCGCGTGATAACCCGTCATTAATCAGGTATTGCTCCTCTCGCTTTTGGAATTCAGCAAGTTGAGATTGTGTTTTTTCTAACTCAGTTTTGAATCGAGTTTCAGCTAACTCTAACGCCTCTTGATACTTGCCTTGTGACTCGGCTTTTTCTTGGTCGTAAGTGTGCTTTAACTGTCGTAATTGCTCTAACTCAGCGTGTGTTGCTGTGTTATCGTCTTTCTTTTCAGTGAGCTTAGATAGCAACTCTTGATTCTTGCTGACTAAACCGCTTGCGCGCTCGTTAGCTTTATCAATCAATGTTTGCTTTACTTCGTCAGGAAGTTCTAAACCCGCTAAATCTTCTTCAAAACCTTTTAACATAGTGCTTACCCTTTGGGTTAATTATAGTCTTAGACCGTTAATGTAATTATATATTTACGCTAGCAATTGTAAACTGTGCAATTTTAAATGACTTTTTTGCCCGCGCGTTTTAACTTTTCGTTTATCTCGTCAATGGTTAGCGGTCTGAATTTCTCATCTACCGTCAACCTAGAGAATTCTTCTGCCGATATATTTCCGCGTCTGAATAACTCGCCTCGTCTTGGCCCTAACACGTTATCAACAAAACTAGGGTCGGATTTAACCTTGTCCTTTAAAAACTTGTAGTAACTGACCTGTGCGCTTATTGGCCCGTCAATTGAACTTCGAGTTGATTCTTTCTCTAAGAACTTAAAGCGGTTATCCAGTACCGGGACAATCGTTGAGCGACAACCGGGATGATAAGGTGGTTTGGGTTGAAACTCTTTACCCTTGTTTCGTGTAAGAAATACTTTACCGTCAAGTGAGCGACAAGGTGCGCTCGTCCTATCATCAAGTACGCTTACCCACTCATAACCTTTAGTGACCTTGTTGTTATCTTCTATCGTGCGTGTGCGAGCTTGGTTTGATACATGGTTAGTCGCAGTCCTTACTAGTGTTCTAGTATTTCTGTGTGTGGCTTTGTCAATGTGGTTACCTTTGCCAGTAATACGCCTTGCGATTGAATCGGTTGTTTCACCTGTCACAAAACCTGTCGAGATAATATCTTTAGTGCGTTTAATCTCGGCATCAGACCAATCTTTGAAAAAGGATTTCATCGACTTATTAACGTTTGAATCAGGGAATACTAGCGGGTTGGTTACGACCGCAGACCATAGTTGAACGGGTGAGGGTCTAATTGAATCGAATGTTTCCGATACATCATCTAACTGTAACGCTTGAAAGTCGCCCTCTGTTTCTGCGAATAGTTGTAATTGCTCATAAAGGGAGTCGATATACTGACCATTGATTGAGCGTTGTATTTCAGCAATGTCAGCAAGTAGAAATTGCAGTTTACGACCTTGTACCGTATCAGTGTTCATTGTAAGCAGTTGGTAGCTGATTTCTCTTTTTAACCGCTCGGCAAAGTCATCAAATTGATTAGCAAGACCACCTGCAAATTGTTGCACATAGGCTTGATGCTCAGTTGTTGATGCAATTAGCAACTCGCTCATTATTCGCCCATGTCGCGCTGAGTGATTAACGCTTGCTCATCTTCAAAACTACGTTCAGGGTTCGCAATCTCGCCCTTTTGTAAATTTTCATAGAATGTTTGGCTTGAGATTTCACCAACTTGCACCGCATTCATTAAAGCGGTTAGTAGTTGTGGGTTCATGCCTGTTGGGTTGTAGTCTGTGTTTAGCTCGTAGATAACTTCTGTTTCGACACCCATCCATTTAGCACAAAACTGTAAGGCTTTACGCATAACATCGGATACCGTCATGGCTAAGTCAGCAGTAGTTGAATTCTGCGCTACTTGGTCTAATCCTTTCGCCTCTGCGCTTTCAGCTTGGTTAATACGAGGTTTAAGCATTTCAGCACCTAGTGCTGCCATTCGTTGTTCCATATCTTGAAGGTAGGTGCGCATTGAGCCACCGTCTGACTCGGTTTGAACCACACCAAACGTGGCATCGGTAACAGGGTTTTCCCATTTACTACCAGGGCCAATTAATACGTTTTT